ATTCTCCCTTCCCACTCGTTGGTTAACAAAATGAGGGATTCCAGCAAACTCTTTAACATCTTCTTCATGGTGAATCCCTCCTGCCCATCCAATACGCACAAGCCCCTTCTTTCTGGGTGGGACTTTTGGGTGGTTCCAGCACTCCAGGGTATAATCAACTGAATTTTTAACAACAGCTAGTACTTTTCCGCAATACTGTTGAATCCTCTGGGCAAACTTCCTTTGAGTAACCGTTACAAGGTCAGCATGATGATAAATGAATTTGGTCATCTCAGACAATCCCTTTTCTTTATACACATCACGCAGTCGATGGCCTTCGTAAAGATCGGTTAATAAATCATCGGTATCGTAATGGACAAACTTACCAAACTCTTTTGCTTTTCCTACAATTCTAGAAGTATACTCCCCTCCCCAATTGCTAATGTTTTGAGTCATAATAACATCACACCATTTCATGTCCTCAAAATCCCAATTGTCCTGCCACTTCCCAGAACTAGTGTCGATTCCAAGGGGGTTCATGTTAAATTTCACTTCAACTAGATCCGGAAATTTTTCCGCTAACTTAGCAAACGGGGACCAAGCCCTATAATATGCACACCCTCCCTCATTGGCGGGGCAAACCAGTATCTTTAATTTATCCATAGTTAAAAAATATGAGGAGCCCGAAAGCTCCCCATATTATAGTCTCTTAATCTAATTAGTTAGACTACTTCATCATTTACATCGTCATCAAATGCCTGACCAGAATTTTCCGAAGAGTGGGAAATGCCAAGCGCAGATGCTAGGCTTCCAACCGCTCCACCCAAGTCCATGTTTTTATCCGTAGGGATAAGAGCTTTGGCTGCTCGTACATAGTGTTTACGCTTACGCTTACTAAACAAAGTAACCATACCTTCCCATGCTGCAAGCCCAGGAATAAAGGTACTAGCTATTCCAAAAACAGCATCAATTGCACCTCCCATATCTTCACCATCTTCTATTCCCCCTACAGGAACATAAGCAGCGTCAGTAACAAGCTGCTCTTTGGTCGCCATAACCAGAGAGGTCCCCTCAGGGATCTTATCCTTAACTCCATCAGGAAGTTGTGACCAGGGTATTACCGTCCCTGTTTCGCCTTCTTCAAGTTGATCGGCGGTAGTAAGTACTGTATCTTCTCCGAAAACGCTTTCAAGAGCCGTACAGGATATAAGCCCTACACCCAAAAAAGCGGTGAAGGCGAGTGTTAGAATAATATTTTTCATGATTGTAATTTTTCCATATAATCCTCATCTCCTACTTCAGTTTCGGAGCGACGAATATCATCAGCAGACCTTTCAACAGCAGCAAAAGGATTGGTGCTGTCTGCAAGCTGCTTAAGCTCCTCGTAATCTTCCAGTTTCACAAGAGACTGGATATCGTGAAGAGAATCCATCCACCCCGAAACTTCCTTTGCACTACCAGCGGGGGTAGACTTGGGACGAGGAGCAGACTGGTCATATTTAGGCCATTGACCTTCCATGATCTTAATGATCTTAAAGTCGTGACCTGTTTCAGCATCAGTGATGTCACCATAATCAGGATCGACCATAGCAGCAATAATTTTCTTAAAGAGAATAATTCCGATAGACAGAATCTTAACCTCTCCACTTTCACGATCAACCACATTCATGTAGTAACGATCACGCCCTTTGATTTGACGGGCGAGGGTTTCATCTTTTGTCGGCTCTTTCCAGAGCGAGTAATAAAGATTACATATGGGGCATTGTTCCCCATGAACTTGACGGCAATGAATATTCTTCACGGTGCCATCTGCCATAGGCATTCTATGCAGTTTAGTCATAGCATAGAAGTCCTCATCTTCTGTTTTAGGAGGGAGGACACGAACTGCATTCGTTCCTTCTTCGATTTTCAGGAATGTATCAGACATTCCACCAGTACCTTTACCTGAAAGGTTAGCATGGATTTCCTTAATTTTTTCTAGATCAATAGCCATTATAAACTCCTTTGTAGTTTGTTAAGCGGTTAAATTATTATAGGCACAATAGGCAAATTCAGTTAACTATAAATGTTTTTTTCTGCTCTCATGTTAGCAGACAACTGAACAAGTAGGTCTTTCTTCTGCCCTAAGGCTTGAACCAGACTACGAAGCATATTATACTTCAAAGTTAACTCATTCACTTTAAGCGAGAGGCGGCGATACTCATCTTGAGAAAGAACATAATCGTCAAGATCCTTTGCAGTAGGCTTCTTCGTATTCCCCACGCACTCTTCTGTCCTCAGTTTTCTTGTCTGAGCCATATACATGGTAAGCTCTAGATTTCCATCATCAAGCCTACGTTTACCTAAGTCCTGCATAGCAGAGTAATAAGAGTAGTGGCTGGCATGGCGAGAAAGCTCTACATCCATGTTGCTTCTATCTATACGAGTAATGTTTTGACATATCTCATTATATGTCTCCATATCTAGGTTGTTAACAATTTCATTAATATCTAATTTAGGCATAATAATTCCTTAGCAAGTTCGGGGTTCAATCGAGCAAACATAATCATCGCTCGGGACATAGTTATAGTCAGCTTTTCATTGGTAGTGCTTATAGATTCTTCTGATTCTTCGTCGCCCCCTCCTAACCCACAGAATTCAAGGAGCATATGGCAGATCTCATGAAGCAAAGTTTCTCTAGCAGGAGCATCCTCCATTTTCTTTTCAAGTTGTATTTCATAAGTATCAAAATTACAGAGTCCCCAACAGTTAACTGCTTTAGTATGCAATCCTGAAGTAATCTTAATTGAGAAGTCTGCCCAGCCCCCATTAACAGTTTGTAACTTAGGGTTATCGGCAATTATATCAAAAATGTGCTTACTCTCCGTCATTATCGTAAGGATCCAACTCACTCATAGTAAGAGTATTGTAGTCTACAGACATGGGGACAACAAACCTCTGCTTGCCATTCCTAGACTTCATCACATAACATCTCATCTGACCATCATCAAACTCCTCCTCAGTTTGATTGAGAGAGATTGCAAAATCACAAGTCCTAATCTTACCGTATGCATCTGCAAGTTCTGAATCCGTAATTAATTTAACTGATCTCCCTTGTCTATTGGTTTGAGTAGCGGTCCAAAGCAACACATTTGTTTCCACCGCTAAACCCCTAAGCTCCTCGGAGATCCGTTGCTGTGCTTGATATTCAGCTAACCCATCCCTAGTGGAGCGAAGAAGCTCAAGATAATCAACTAGAATAACATCAGGAATGAAATCCTCATAATTATGAAGTTGCACCAAGAGAGATCTTATATCATTAATATTGGCAAGCCCAGTAGGGAACTCCTTAATCATTAACTGACCCTCTGGGAACTTATCATTAAAAATGCCAAGCCTCTTTTGCAAGAGACTCAAATTATTTTTAAGTTTCTTCTGCCCTATAAGCGTCATTACTGAATCAAACCTAGCAGCAATCTTATCTTCGCTCATTTCCAAACTAATGTAGAGTACCTTTTTGTTCTGCATAAGGGCATGGACCCCCTGGTTAACTAAGTATAAACTTTTGCCAACACCAGGGGGTGCCACCACCATCGCAAGCTCCTTCGGGCTGAGTCCTCCATCTAATTCTTTGGTAAGAGTATCTAATACTAGAGGGAAGCGATTCGCTGCATTATCTTTAAGGCTTCTCTCAAACCTCTCTAATACTCCCTTGAAATAAGCTTGGCCTAGATCAACATTCCTGTTAATAGACAAGGCATCTCTAACCAAAACCTCAATCTCTCCCATCTTATCATCCTTAAGCAACCCTATACTATTGGTAATAGCATCCTTCATTGCTGCTCGTTGGGCAAACTTCTCAATAAGATCTAAGAAGAAATCAGTATGTCCTATGCAGGAAGCGTCCATACTGTTGATACGCTGGATCTCATCGTCGTAGTCCGAAAGATCCTCCTTTGTTCCTTTATATTCTTTAATGCACTCTAGGAGGTGGAGGTCCTTAGGAATATCATGATACTCCTCATAATACTTCTTAATAGCTTGAAAAAAGTTAGCGTGGATAGGGTATTCAAAATACTCTGGCTTAACTAGGGACGAAATCTGAAGATAAAAATCTTTATTGTACTTAGAGAGAAAGAGTATCCCTCTCTGGATGTTGTCACTAAAATCGTATTGCATTATTGGGGCTTGCGTGTGAGAGTCTCGGAAATATCAATGTCATTATCATTATAGACAGCCTTTGTCATTTGTTTGGCCCTTTCCATTGCATTTTTTGCCTCTTGGTCAGTTCTTTTGGTAATTGCCCCTGCTGCGTGTTGCACCTCAATATTAGGAGTAATTTTAGAGTAGTGCTGCCACCCAGTTCTTAATCCTTTCTCTGTTCTTTTTATAGCTGCATCATAATACTCTTCCGCAGTATCCTTATCCATACCCTCAGTATGATACTTTCTCATTCTTACTCGGTTGGTATGACAATCTCCCTTCATTTGAAAGGTAGTAACTCCTGCCCAATTCCTCTCTCGTAACTCTTCACACTCAGGACAAGGAGTTTTTTTAGGGGCCGTACCTATAGGGTGGTCTTCCTCCCACAGCACTTCACAGTCATGACAAACCCATTCATAGTAGGTCATAGTAAAGTACTCCCTCGCAACTTTTTCCCTAGCATAGATAATTCTGCCTCTCTAATAGCTCCAGCCGAAGGAGAGCCCTTCATCCAGTTAACTCTGCGTGTAGCACTCTTGCTTCCTTCTCCGTACTTGGATAAGTCCACATCAATAAAGTTATAGCCGTAACCCCATACAAGCCTACATAGAGCATCTCTAGTTCTTCCTCCAGTTTGTACATTCCCTACCTTTATAGCGGGAGGAAATATATCAGGATCGGTTTTAATTAATTCTGCCATTTTATCAATATTTTGAATGTGATCCCTCTTACCTTGCTCGTACTTTTCGAGAGCCCTGTCTTTCAAGAAGGATAAGGAAGGGGTTTTAATTTTATACCCCTCTAAAGCCTCAAACTCAGAAATAGATAATCTTCTTCCCATTTTTTGAGTATTCTCTGCCTCTCTAATAGCTTTCTTAACTCTCTTAAGAGTTAAATTAAAACCTGTCTTAGCTCCTACCCAATGTGATCTGAATTTTGTTCTAGGAAAGCGTTTAAAGATATCGTCATGTGATCGAAAGGTGTGTAGTATTTCCCAAGCATCATGATTTAATTCTCTGTTGCTTCTTCTATGCACCGCACTCTCCTCCAGCCAGAGAACACGCTTCCCCTACAGCCACAGCTTCTTCCTTTTCCTCTTTCATGTACTTCCGAATGTTATCCTCGGTTAGCGGGATAGCTTCTAACGGTTCATTCCCTTTAGAGCCAGCACGATAAACCGTAAGCCCTTTGAGGTACGGAGCATAATCCAACGCTGCTTGAGAAAAGTCTTGAGGTTCTGTGTCAGCGGAGAGGTTGATGGTTTTGGAGATGCAGGAATCCATGTACTTTTGGACCGTAGCTTGTACCCTAATATGATCTTCGGGGGCCACATCGTAGGCTCCGACGAAGTTATCCAACGCTCGGCCCTCTTTGTACCATTCTTTGAATAGTGGATCGACAACTAATTGCTCCTTCCATATGTTAGTATGACGATACCTGCGGTTATACATAGCAGAGAAGATAGGCTCAATGCCAGACGATACTCCATGGAGCATTGATATAGTCCCACAAGGAGGAATTGTAAGCATAACAGCGTTTCTAATGCCGTATCGTTTGATAAGCATCCTAATACGCGCAGGAAGCGTCTTCGCAAATTCTTCATTTAAATATTTTTTGTAATCAAACTCTGAGAATGGGCTCTTGTCCCTAGCGATATAAATAGACTGCTTGTACGATTCATCTCGTATGGTAGTGAATAGTCGGTCTAAAAACTCTAAGCACTTTTCACTACCGTATTTTATTCCCAGTTTAATAAGCATATAATGCAGACCAGTTACGCCCAATCCAATTCTACGAGATCTCTCCCCGACTCTCTTGCAAGTGTCGGTTGGAAATTTATTTACCGTGAGTACGTTATCTAAAAACCTAATACCTGTACGGACTGTACGAGCTAACCGTTTCCAATCAAGATCAGAACAGTCATCAAGCACCATGTTACTAAGGTTAACATTGCCAAGGCAACAATTCCCGTATGAGGGGAGGGATATTTCACCGCACGGATTAGTCGAGTCCAAGCTTTCAAAATAAGAGACATTAGTGTATTTATTAGCAAAGTCTATGTTATAGATGCCTGGATCTCCAGATTCTACAGAGTTTTTCCAGATCATATCCCATAAGTCTCTGGCCTTAATGTCTTTACGGCCAATTACTTCAAAACAATCTGTCCAATTTTTCTTGTGGAAATTCTCGGATCGGGCAAGGGCATCCTCCTCGTCCTGAGCT